TTAGAACCTGTATATCCTTTATCACCTTGGATACCTTGCGATCCGGTAAATCCAGCATTATCAGTCCAATAAATACTGCTGCCGTTTGATGACAGTGTTTGGCCTGGTGTACCTGGAGTACCATTGGCAACAAGTGTAGTAATAGAAGAAGTGGTTATATTTGCACCGATCTCGAATAGAACCGAGCCATTCGATGATATAACTTTCTTATCTGTGAGATTGATGGATAGCTCGCCGGGATTAATATACCGAGTATTTGCTGGGTTAGTTGACGGCAGTCGGCCGGAGACAAACGTTCTCTTATGGATAATCGGTGTCGTATTAGCCATATGGCTCTCCTGGCGTAGATATATATCTTTATGCGCACTATATAGTGTACATTAGTTCGGAACTATGATATATTTATAAGAATGGTTACGTGGAGATCTTATGAAAATTGCATTTATTGACACTCTTGGTTTGACTTATGACGGATCAACACTAGAAAAACGCGGACTAGGTGGATCAGAATCCGCTGTTATCCGAATGTCACAGGAGTTGGCCAAGATAGGATTTCAGGTAACTGTCTATAATGACTGTACCTCTGACGACTCAGAACCTGGTTTTTATGATGGTGTAGAATATCGGCCAGTTTCTATTGCTCAAACTGTTCCGCGACAATTTGATGTTTGCATTGTCTCAAGATCTATTAACCCCATTGCTGATAGTTGGGAAGTTCCTACAAATGCTAAACACGTGTGTCTTTGGATGCATGATACATTTTGCGAGGGTGATAATCAGATCGAGCATCTTATTAATCAAGGTAAGATTAATGAGATCTTTACATTGTCGGACTGGCATACTGGATATGTCACCCATTGCGACCATGGCTTTCGCCGTAACTTCGATGTCCTAAAGAACCATATCTTTCAGACTCGTAACGGTATCGGTAACATGAATCCTGGTTGGATCGACGTACGTGACAAAGATCCGAACCTATTTGTGTTCAACGCCTCTGTTACCAAAGGAATGGTTCCTCTAGTCAAGCAGATCTGGCCTGAGGTTAAACGACGTATTCCTGATGCTAAGTTAAAGATCATCGGTGGATACTATAAGTTCCGTGAAGCTGCAGGTCCAGATCAACAAGAAAAAGATTGGGCCGAGATGGCTCTTCAACATGGAGATAATATCGAGTTTACCGGTGTGATTACCCAGCAGGAGATCTCAAACATTTTGCATGATGCCAGTTATATGATTTATCCTGCAGGATTTCCTGAAACATTTGGTATCTCTACACTAGAGGCATTAGCCCATAACGTTCCTTTGATTACATGTCGTTTCGGTGCTCTAGAGGAGACTGCAATAGATCTTGCATCATGGAAGATCAACTATCCGGTTGAACCAAACTGGGCATTACCATGGCTTGATCAGAATATTCAAGTCGATATCTTTGTCAACACAGTTGTTGATGCATACAACAACAAGTATCTGCACCAGCAGAAGATGTATGCATGCAACCAGGTCAAGGATATCTGCACCTGGGATACCGTCGCTCTTCAGTGGAAGCAGCATCTATATAAGAAACTTGGCAAGTTCATGGACATTACTGAGTATCGTAGTGTACAGAAGATCAATAGCCGGGTTCGTAAGGTATTTGGTCGCCGGTTCATGAATCATGAAGAACTAGTAGAGCCGATACACCACAAACCACGATGGATTTCTATTGTTACTCCGGTATATAATGCCGAGAAGTATATTGCGCGGTGCATTGAATCGGTGGCACAGCAAGATTATAATGACTATATGATGTATATCATCGACGACTGTTCTACTGATAATACCGTAGAAGTTATTAAGCAAACAATCAATGCTCTTCCTATCGACATTGCCGACAAATTTCAGTTGATTACAAACACCAAGAATAAAGGTGCCGTGTGTAATCAGATTACAACTATCGAAGGCAATTGTTTAAAAAATGATATCATCATGCTTATTGATGGTGATGATTGGCTAGTTAATAATCCTAACATATTTCATATGTACAACAATCTGTACCAGGATGGGGCAGAGTTTACCTATGGTTCGTGTTGGTCATTGGTCGATAATATACCGTTAATTGCACAGGAATATCCACCTGAAGTCAAGGCTAGTAAGACGTATCGCGACTATAAGTTTAATTGGAATATGCCATACACCCATCTGCGCACATTCAAGTGGGAACTGATGGATGGGTTTATTCATCAGTATGGCCGTGATTCATTCAAGGATGAAGAAGGCAACTGGCTGAAAGCAGGCGGTGATACAGCTGTATTCTATGCCATGATTGAACAGGCAAATCCTGATAACATTATCTGCATTCCAGATATCGTGTATAACTATAATGATGCCAATCCTATTAATGACTATAAGGTCAATAGCGATGAGCAGACTAAGACTGCTACTAAAGTATTGAACACGACTTCGCCATTCACTCCTGGGCAGATTGATTTGAGACCACTATGAAAAATTATGAAAACGATATTGCTGTAACCTATATTGATAGAGAATGGCCAGATATTGAGAAGGAAATACGTAACCATGTAACAGACTGGTCTGTGTGTATCCAAGCCGGTGGCCACCTTGGGTTATATCCTACACGTCTTTCGAAGTTGTTTGGCACAGTACATACATTTGAAGCTGATGCCGGTAACTATCAAAAGCTTGTTGAAAACTGCAGCGATGAAAATAACATCGTGTGTTATCATAATGCGTTAAGTGCATATTCTAGAGCAATGGGCATTTGGCGAATGCCTGGTGGAAATACCGGTCAGAATTTTGTTGTTCAAGGTAACGATGTTGATGCAATCACCATTGACTCTCTTAACTTACCATCGTGTGGTTTGATCCAACTTGATATTGAGAGGCATGAACTGTTTGCGTTGATGGGTGCAATTGAAACCATTGAAAAGTTCCGGCCAGTTATTATTCTCGAGGGGCCGGAAACAACCAACAATGCATGCAATATTATTTTAGAACAACTCGGCTATGAGTTTATTGCAAGAGCCGGACAAGATAGTGTATTTGTGTACACAAATTCAGCTGCACCAACTACAGAGTATAGAGATGTTAATATGAAAAAGATTCTAGTTGCTATTCCTACTGCTCGTTATATCGAACCGGATACATTTAAGTCGATCTATGATTTGGATGTTCCTGCTGGATACGAAATAACGTTTCAGCATTTCTACGGATATCGAGTTGACCAGGTACGTAATCTAATATGTGATTGGGTTGCACGCGGTTATGATTATTTGCTGGCAGTCGATCATGACGTGACCTTTGCACCGGATACACTTAGGAAGTTACTGGATCACAATGTGGATCTGGTATCAGGTGTCTATAGGCAGCGACTAGAGCCACAGGCGATTGAGATCTACGATTTAAATCAGCAGCGTATGACTATCGATCAGATCTATGGAAAAGATCTTGTTAGGATCGGCGCCTGTGGATTTGGTTGTGTTCTTGTCAAAAAGGAAGTTATCGTCGGAGTTGGATATCCACAGTTCGAATATCATCCAGCGCTCGATCACGGTAAAACTGTCAGCGAGGATACCGACTTCTGCAGAAAGGCAACAAACAACGGATTTGAACTATGGTGTGATCCATCCATTCTTTGTGGCCACATCGGTTCGACTACAATGTACGTTAAAACTCCTGAAGTTGCAATCAACCCAGTTGAAACACGATTACGTGGATTATCTCTTCGTGATGATCTTCCAAGAGACCATGTCGATTATCTCAAGGGGATGGATATCAATCCAAAGGTGATCTATGACATCGGTGCATGCATTATGCACTGGACGAAGGAAGCCAATAGAATTTGGCCTGATTCTAAGATTGTTATGTTCGATGCTATGGACCATGCCGAGTTTCTTTACAAAGAATCAGGCCATGAGTATTACTGTGGCCAAGCTATCGGCGATGTGTCTGGTAAGTCTATCGATTTCTATGAGAAGCCAATGGATCCTGCAGGTAATAGTTACTATAAGGAAAACTCAGCACATTTTACTGAAGCTGATAAAGTAACAAAGACCATGATTACACTAGATGATTTGGTCACCAGCCGCCGTATACAACTGCCAGATCTTGTCAAGATTGATGTGCAGGGAGCTGAACTGGATGTTCTACGCGGTGCACAGTATACTTTAAAGGACTGTAACGATATCATTATTGAGATGCAGCATGAAGAGTATAATCTTGGCGCGCCTCAGGTTGCAGAGGTTACAGAATATCTTAACATGTTAGGATTTAAGTTAGTAAGTGTAATTCGTACTACAGGCGCAGATGGCGACTATCACTTTGCCCGGGCAAAGTTGTAATTAATTACGACGATGAACTAGTATATGCGCCAACGTAAGTGTTCATTTTAGAACTCGCCGCCGTCAATAGCTCCAACAATGAATTGTTGAGTAAACTGTTTAATCTCATACTTGTCTGATGTTTGATTGTAGATTAATACGGCACCTTCGGTGACATTAACTTCATCAACATCGGGCAGATCTTCGATACTATTAATCTGATACTCACGAAACTGATTCTTGACAGTCAGAGTAGTTGGATTAAGAATAGGTGTTGTATTGTCAACCTTAACGGTCAACTTTGTCTCTCTATTGATCTTGGCGTTTAATGTCATCTTGTCACCTGTGGTGTAACCGTGACGATTCCCTCAAGCAATCTAGTAATAGCACCATTAGGATCCGTCAACTCACAGTCGTAGACATAACGGCCGGATGAAACATTTGCAGTAGTGTTAGCATTCATCGACAAAGTTACAGTGCCGATAGTTGGAGAGATGGACACTACAAATGCAACTGAATTAGAGGAGGTATAATGCTTACGCAGTTGCGCAGCACCAGAATACCCGGTCAGATTGACAATATCATCATTTTCGTCAGTGACGTTGATCGTTGTCTGGAACGTAGTTCCCTGATCGATATCTAAATTAGCTTTAATTGCCATTTACTCTTCCATTGTAGTTATGAAGTTGTATCTAACTGATAAGTTATAGTTGCAG